TAGTTGTGTGATATTTAGATTCCATATTAACCTTTCATTAATAAACTATGAAATGTTTTACCTGATTTCTTTTCCATACCTTTTAATTTTTTCTTCTTAACTGTTGCGTAGAAAACTGACTCACCTTTCTTAGCACCATATTCTTTCTTCATAGCACCCATCATCTTCTTTCCTTTTTCCGTTAGTGGCATATTATCTCCTGTTCATTTTAGCAGCTGAGTAAAACTGTTCTCTTCTTTGTAAGAAGTTTTCGTAATGACTAAACTTGCTAGGTTTATTTTTAACTGATATTAAATATTTATCAAAGCAACTATCTTCTTTTTCTATATCTTCACAAAAGTATTTACCCTCAGCATTAATGATCCAACTACCACTCTGACTGTAAAGAGTTTGATTACACTCATTACATTGACCTACCTTGAGATTGATTTTATTCCTGCTCCAAGTTTTCTTGGCTACCATTTCTTACAGCTCCAGTATCTTGCAGTTAATTTATCCGTGGCAGTAGCACAGTTGTGTCTGGCTCTAAATGATTTACGTCTTGAAGGTATGTTCTTCTTGATGGTCATATTAGCATCACCAAATCTAATGAGTCTTATCTTATCACCAGCCTTGGCTAGAACTGAAAACTTCTTAGTAGATGTCCTATCGTTCTTAGGTTTGTTATATCCTGAAAACTTTTCACCTCTATATGTAATCGCCATAATATTAATTATTTGTTATACCAATCTTATACTGCTTATCATACCATAAGACTTTCCATTGTACAGATTTTTTAAACTTGTTAAGTTTAACGTAGGCTTCAGCTTCCTTTCTGGTCAGCCATACTTCGTTAGTAAAGAAATGCCATCTATTTTCCTTGTCATTCCAAATCACTATGCAATACATTTGTACTTTACTTTCTCCAATACTCTGTTACTTGTTTCCATTCGCACTCATCATTTTCTTGATTGTAATCGTATTCTTGAAACGTACCTGCGTTAATAAATTCTATTTCATTCTGTATTACAAAAAAATCCATATATTAAATTACCATCTTTAGTGTACCAACCTTGGTCTTTACCAAAGTCTTTATAGTCTGCCAATAATTCTATTTGTTTTTCTCCAAGCTCAATGCAATCTTGCGGTTCATCAAAGGTAAATGACATTGGTCCATATAAGGTGAGGAGAACCAAGGTAAACTTCATCTGCCTTGACCCTTATATACCTTGTGTGATCTTCGTTTATGTTTATTCATCGTTGACCACTTGATCTTAACTGGGTTGGAAGCAACAGAAGTGTTCTTGCTAATGGGTGTATGGATAGCTTTATCCATATTAAATTTCTTAGCCATTACTTCTTCTTAGGTTTTTTCTTTCGCTTTAACTTACCTGTTTGTTGAGATAGTAAGCTAGGTTTCTTCTTGCTATACTGACTAACGAACATTGTTGTAACTTGTTGGCTCATATTATTTACTATTAGTTTTAATGATGTCGGTTGCCTTTATTCCATAGATGGCTGCGACTACTGAGATCCATAATCCTGTAATCCACCAAGGCATAGCTTGTAACTTTTCGAAATATAAATCTAGTTTAGTACCTATCTTTTCATCTTCAGCAAATACAGAGTAAGCTAAAAGAAACAGAGGAGATGATAGTACAAGTAATACGAACTCATCTTTCCAGTCTCCCTTCTGATTGTCAAATATCTTGCCTTGATATTCGATCTCCCCTCGTTTCATCTTCTCTGCGTGAAGTAGTCTAGCTTCTGATAGAGCTTCTTTAGTCTTTTGTTTATCAGAGTACAGCTTAGCAGCTGTCTTAATTCCTAATCCTATGACATTGAACCACATAATAATTACCAAGGTTTGTATTTTGTTTTATTATCATCATCCTTGTAAGCAATCAATGATTCCTTACGATTTAAATCAGTAGAGTATGAGCAATGAACCCAACCAGATGACGGCTCTCCATCCTTGTAGAACTCAAGGATTAATTGATTCCATTCAAGGTTATCCCTAATCCATTGTGCTAATTCTTTATTGTCAACATTAGGTATTTCAAAGTCAGCAGCTGCGGATTTATTATCTGCACAATGTTCGCTGGTAATTTTTGAACCTATCTCAATGTTTAATTCTGCACATCTAAATCCTGAGCTAATGATGAGTGGTCTGTCAAAGTGAGAACGAATGGGTTGTAATATGTTTACGGCTAATGCCTTTAAGTTTTCTATTTGCATTGGTGATGGATTATTATTGATGCCTTTGCGTGTAGCAACTTGGCTTTTAATCAGTTCATCAAGGGTAAAGTTAGCTGTTAGTTTCATTGTAATAGATCCTAACCTTTAATTTTTTTTGTTCGTCTGTCAATCCTCTTCTTATGATTGATCCTATTGCATTTCTCTTATACTTATCTGCAGGAATGTAGTCTTTCTTTCTTTTATTAACTGATTTGACATCATAGGCTTGGTACTCTCCTGTCTTTAGATTGAGAACTAGCAGATCTATTGGTCCTTTTCCCATAGCAGGAACGAACACGATGTTGTTAGGGTCTTTGGCAAAGTGAGCTTGAGCAATCAGTTCATTGTATAAACCTACTGCCGCAGTTTTTCTGGTTCTTTCCTTAGCCATTGTATTTAAAATAACCTAGGATGATACCAATCAATCCGCCTAAGATAATTATGAAATTTATAACACCTTTACCTTTGTTTATGTCTGAGTGTAGTTGTTTAATGTCTGATCGCATTTCGTCTATAGCTTTGAATAAAGTTTTCATTCGTTCAGCACAGACCTTTTCGTGGTACGATATTCTTATACCATTACTTTTTTCCGTGTATTCTGAAACTGTCTTAATTTTTTTTCCAGTTCCTGAAATTTTTTTTAATTTTCTTTTTGATCTCATTCTTTAATTCACTCCAGAAATTTTTACATTCTTTAACGAACACCTTTAGTATCTCATCCATCTTCATAGTTACTCCTTGGTTAAGTAGTTTCCATTGGCAAACAAGTGAAGTTCATAAGCATCTTCTTATCGTTAACTTCCTCAATGCCTAGTTCTCTTATCACACTCATACCACGAATAAAACCAGATGTAGCACAATCATAGTAGCTGTTATGCAAGGGGTAGACCTCAACAGGATCTGTGCATTGCTGCATTATGGCAGAGCATATCTGAATGACTAATAAGTATTTCATTACAAATCATTATCAGAATTTAGAGTGTATTAATATAATTAATCTTTGTCTTTTTTATTAGAAGATTGTAGATCTTCAAAGGCATCTTTCCAAAACTCTAAAGTTTTCTTGTGCCATTTGATTACTTCTTTCTTCCAGTATTTGTATGTGTACAAATCTTCCCAAGATTTTATCCAGTTATCAAACATTGTTACTCCTTCTTTATTCTACTAAATCCCAAGATTTAATTTCTTCATTCCACTTATAATTTTGACCATCATCAGGTTTAGCAACTGGTGCTTCCCAACGACAAGTATCTTCATTTAAAATCCAAGATGGATAAGGTTTAGGTGGTATAAATGCGTCTCTTGCTTGGTCATAATGATAACCAATACAAGCAAAATTTTTCCTTATATTATTATTGTATGATGTCTGTTTCCAAACATCTCTAGTTTTGTAAAGATTGTTTAAGAAATCTGCACCAGCTTGTTCTGTTGTAGCAATATCATTTGATACTACCTCAACTCTTTCAACTATATTTCCTACTTTTAATTTTGCAAAATGTGCCATATAAATCTCCTATGCTGTGTAACTTCCTGATGCGTTAAAAATTAAAACTGTATCTGTACCACCAACACCAGTAGTTACTGTTGGACTTCCTGTTGTAGTTCCTGAATAATTTGCGTCTGGCATACGAAGTATAACAACACCTGAACCACCATTAGCACCTTGTCCACCATCTGAACCTCCACCTCCTCCACTTCCAGTATTGGCTGTACCTGCTGTTCCAGCAGAACTTATTCCAGATGCTCCACCTCCACCTGAACCACCAGAACCTTGAGTATTGTTACTAGAGTGTGGACCACCTCCACCTCCTCCAGCTCTTGTTACTGAAGAACCTGTTATTGTAGAAGCAACACCGCTTCCTCCGTTACCATTTCCTGTGTCATTAGCACCTACAGAACCAGCACCTCCGCCACCTCCAGCGTGATAATTAGTTTGGGTATTTGTACCACCATTATATCCTTGATTAGCTGTACCTGTACCACCTAAAGCATTAGCACCACCTGAAGCACCACCTCCACCAGAACCACCAGTATTTCCATTTGTATCTTGACCACCTCCACCACCACCTGCGATAGAAGTTATTGTTGTTAAACCTGTTCCTGATATAGAACTATCATTTCCATCTGAACCATTAGTTGAAGTTGATGTTGCACCATTACCACCAGCACCAACTGTAATTGTATAAACTATTCCAGTATTTAAAGTAATATTGCTTTCAGCAGAACCACCTCCACCTGAACTTTCTGAATTATAAGAATTTCTGTATCCACCAGCACCTCCACCGCCACCGCCTTGTGTACCTGAAGTATCGTGTGGTCTTCCTCCTCCACCACCTCCAGCAATTACTAAAAAGTTTGCTGAATAATATTGTGGTGTTTCATTAGTTACATCATCATCAACTGTTGGAAGCCAACCTTTTGTAGCACCTGAATAAATTAATTTTACTGATTGACCTGATGTATTGTATTCAGGATTAGGCGAAGTATTACCTTGAAAGTTTAAACTGTTTTGATTTATTGTAATTGCATTTGTTCCCCAAGTTCTTGCGTAGTCAGAAAATTCTATAAAGTCGCCAACACTTGCTGACGCAGGTAATGTAATTGTACAAGCATTTGATGTTGTATCAATCCAATAACCTTTACCAGCAACCGCAGATAATGTTGAACCAGTTACAATGCTAGATTGCCAATCTGTACCAGCACTAAATGGTAAAGCTGTTACATTAGACAAAGATGTATTGTCTATTCTATCAGCTGCAAATGTACCTGATGTAATCTTAGCTGTGTCTAAACTTGGAATATCATCAGCAGTAAATCCGCCTGATATTATGTTTGCTAGATCTCTTGCTTTAGTCATTAATTATTCCTTATGGTTTAACTGGAAACACAACAGCATTAACTTCTTCAACTGTTGTTAGACCATTAGTAATATCTCTTAAAGATTGTCTGTAAGCAGACATATCAGTTGAGAGAGTATTATCAGATAAAGCTAAA